GAAAGGCTTATTCTGACGTTGGCATACAAGCAGATATATATTTAATGCCCGTCGGAGCAACGGCAGAAGGACAATATAAAACTGGTAGACAAGTAGCAGAAATTTGTTTAAAATATGGATATAAGTTTTCACCAAGACTACACGTAGACTTGTTTGGAAATAAATGGGGAACTTAAACGAAAGGAGAATAGCATGATCGAAATAGCAATAGTAATCGGCGCAATTTTATTATTAGGTATATTTTAATAAATGAAAATAAAAAAGACAGTAAAAAGATCGTCTGTAGTAAAAAAGAAAATTACTACATCTACACGACCTAAAAGTGAAAAACCCTGGGTTAAGGTTCTAAACATGGACGTTAACCCAGAGAACCCAAGAAATGGCTTTTTTGAATTAGATTGGAATAACGAATTTGTTAATATGTTACAACAAAATGGATATAAAGGCGACACTGAAGAACAAATAGTTGATAAATGGTTTCAAACTCTCTGCAAAACAATTGGCAACGAACAAGGTCTCGATATTGCTGGTTCTGGATACGTTAAAACAACCAGAAGAGATGACGGCAAAACCGAAGTTTCATAATCATGACACATATATTAGTAGACACGGCGAACACGTTTTTCCGTGCTAGACACGTCATTAGAGGCGATACTAGCGAAAAAATAGGTATGGCTATCCATATTACTATGAATTCTATTAAAAAAGCATGGGCAGATTTTAATGGTTCACATTTAGTATTTTGTTTAGAAGGACGTAGTTGGCGTAAAGATCATTACGCACCATATAAGAGAAATAGAAAAGAAATTTTTGAAGCAATGACTGAAAAAGAAAAAGACGAAAATAAGGTATTTTGGGAGTGCTATGATGACCTTACTGACTTTATTAAAACAAAAACAAATGCAACAGTATTACAAAACCCACGTGCAGAAGCAGACGATTTAATTGCACGTTGGATAGATAAACATCCAAACGAAAAACACGTCATCTTAAGCACTGATAAAGATTTGAATCAACTTATAAATGAAAATGTTAAACAATACAACGGTATTACAGAAACAACTATTACACACGAAGGATGGTTTGATAATAAAAACAATCCTGTAATAGATAAAAAAACTGATGCGCCAAGAGGAGCACCAGATGTTGAATGGATTATATTTGAAAAAAGTATGAGGGGAGATCCTTCAGATAATATATTTTCAGCATATCCAGGTGTACGTACAAAAGGTACTAAAAATAAAATAGGATTAAGAGAAGCATTTGGAGATAGACAAACAAAAGGTTATACATGGAATAATTTAATGCTAACAAAATGGGTAGATCATGACGGCAACGAACACAGGGTTATGGACGATTACGAAAGAAATAAATTATTAGTTGATTTACACGCACAGCCAGAAGCCATTGTAGAAGAACTAGATCAAACGATTACACAGGCTAAGGCAGAAAATAAAAGTATAGATCAAGTTGGAGTCAGATTCATGAGGTTCTGTGCCAAGTATGATTTAAATAAAATTAGTGAGCAGGCTCAATTGTACGTTGAGCCCTTTAATGCGAGGTTAAGTGCATGACAGTAACAGCGAAAACACTTGTAAAAGATAAGTTCTGGATAATCAAACAAGATGGCCAGAAATTAGGTACCCTACAAAAAAAAGACGATAATGGATGGATCTTTTTAAGTAAAAAAGATCATAGACAAGTATTTTATACACAAGAAAGCCTGTTCACCAAATTTGGATTTAACATATTTGAAGAAAAACAAAAAGAACCTATTGTAGAACAAACTGATAATGATAACTTTGAAGTTCACGGATATCCATGTTCACAACATCCTTACAATCAACTGTTTGATGTACAAAAACAATTACCCGTTTATACAAAAACACCAAAATCAAAAAGTCAATTTTGTGCAGGCTATTACATAATCTGTTTTGATAAAGGTTGGCGAAAAGCATATTGTCCAAAAATGATTACACTATCTAGATATCAAAACAAAGGTCCTATGAAATCAAAAATAGAAATGCAACAGGTATTAAACAATGCAGTCAAAGAATTTCAAAATTCAAACCCGTCCGATTGAAGACTTATTAGGTAGAATAAGAACACTGCGTCGACAAGGTCAAAAAGAAATTCGTATTCCTGCCAATGAGGCAGACAAGTTGGCCGATTCGTTATCACAGGTCATGACAAGACTCGTAACCATTCAAGAAGAAATTATTGACGCTCTGAAAACCGCTCAACAGTCAGCAACGATTAATGTCGAGATGGATGGTGGAGACTTCACAAAAGACAAATCATAGATTCACAATACAACTTGTTGGTAAATACTGCTGTAAAATGAGCAGACCGAAACCTACAGTGTTATTACAACACAGTAACAAAACGACCTACAAGATGGATGAAGTCCTAGCGGCGGAAGGCATCTGGGCAGTTTTTTACGATGGTAAACCAATCAACCTAAAATCATCAAGTTTAGTGGCAAACTATCCAGGTCCAAAGTACAAAAAAGTCTCATTTTCTAATCCAGGTCACGCAGAAAACTTGGCTAAAAAACTAAACACACAGTACAACACAGACAAGTTTGCTGTATACCTTTTAAAAACTGGCGAAAAATTTAACAGATAATTAATTTTAAGTTCTCGTTTTATAAGTAAAAAGAACAATTGCTTCTTTTGTTGAAAAATTTACAAAATGGCCCGAAGTATGCCAATCATTCCAATGATGCCAAATTAAACTACCTCTTTTCCATTTACAAATTTTTTCTATGTAATAATTTTCTAATTCTTTTTTATCCACATGACTTAGGTAATTTTTCCAATCTTCTTCAACATTTGAATTTTTTCCTTTTCTTACTTCAATAGTATATGCTTTTTCAACTTGATTAACATCACCATCTACACAATAAGGTATTAGAAAAGTTTTATAATATACAGCATTCTCTGGTATTGTTCGACCACTCTCTGGAATATCAATACCCCACGTATCAGTATGAATACCTAATGGTCTTGTAGAAATAGCATATTTGGCATGATATGGTTGGAAATTTTCCCTATCACCAACTATTTTCTTTATTTTTTTAACTAATACTTTCATCATTAAATCAAAAGCCACTTTGTTCTTTTGATCAATTGAATAAACATAACCATTTGAATGGTAGCCTTCTTGCCTACCTTTTAATCCAACATTTGTTAAAGGTCCTGATTTAACGAGTTTTTCAAACAAGTTTAGGTCTTGTGATGAAAACACATTTTCTGCCATTCCAAACATATTGTATACTTATTTTGCTATATATTCTTAAATATCTAACATGGCTTAAATATCTAACATGGACGTAAAAACAGCATATACAAAAACCTTTCTAACGCTCAAAGAACAACCTTTGCATGAAGAGAGTATTAAAACTGCATACTTTACTTGGTGGCAAAATGTTCGAGAAAGTTATCAAGCACGTTCATTAAGACTTACTAAAGTTGGATTGGAATGGATAAAAGATTTAGATATTAAAATTTACGAGATTAAATTTCCAGCAAAAATTATATTCACTCCACAAACCTATCTTTGGTTAGACGAATTTGTAGATTGTCCATATTACATAGACAAAAAACAAATCATAGTAACTATGGAAAAAATGGCATTACAGCTTATGATGTTCTCTGGAGATGTGACAAAATACGGTTTAGCACGGGCAATGAGCAAGGCTGACGAGCAAAAAGACCTATAAAATAGCGGTTTTTTCAGCCTTTTACCAGGTTGACGTATTATAATAGTATGTTATTATAGTATTATAAACATTAAACGAGGAGTGTACAAATGCCGAGAGCGAAAACAGAAAAACAAACAATAGGCAGTCAAAATAGAACAGTTACGCCAAATGAGGCAAAACTAGCATTAAGCCATTGTATCAAATTACAAAGACCAATAATGATGTGGGGAGCACCGGGTATTGGTAAATCCGACATTGTTAAACAAATCGCAGACAAACAAAAAAGAGAAGTTATTGATATAAGACTTCCTTTATGGGAACCTACAGATATCAAGGGTATTCCTTATTACAACGCAAAAGAAAATAATATGTTATGGGCCTCACCGGCTGAATTACCAACGGATGAGAAATCAACATCGATTATTTTCTTAGATGAATTAAATTCAGCGGCGCCGGCAGTACAGGCGGCGGCTTATCAACTTATATTAAACAGAAGAGTTGGACAATATCACCTTCCAAAAGGTGTAGCAATTGTGGCGGCTGGTAACAGAGATGTTGACCGAGGTGTCACTTACAGAATGCCGGCTCCATTAGCCAACAGATTTGTTCACATAGAATTAAGAGTAGACTACGATGACTGGATGGAATGGGCAACATTTAATCATATCCATGCAGATGTTGTAGGTTATATAACATTCGCAAAACAAGATTTATATGATTTTGATCCACGTGGATCTTCAAGATCATTCGCAACTCCAAGATCGTGGAGTTTCGTAAGCCAACTTCTATCGGATGACCTGCCAGAAAGTACGCTCACTGACCTCGTTGCAGGTTGCGTAGGAGAAGGATTGGCCGTTAAATTTATGAATCACCGTAAGGTGAGCGGCCAACTTCCTAATCCATCTGATATATTGAGCGGTAAAGTCAAAGATTTAAAATGCAAAGAAATATCAGCGATGTATTCTT